CGTTGCGCCACGGCATCCAGGGACAAGACCGGTCGGTGACGCAGGATAACAACGTCCGAGGCGACCCGGCGATGCGTCTCCGTCACCGACCGACCGCGGAGCGGGCCGACGATGCCCTCGGTGACCTCGACGGCGGCGGCGAGGATGTCGGAAAGCTCGGCGTCGTCGGTGCTCGTGGTGATGTTCTGGTGGCGCTTGAAGTCGTCGAGCGTGGGCAGCGGCACGACGCCTCCTGTGAAGTTGAGCGCCCCCGGTCCGGGGAGTAGTCCGAACCGGGGGCGGCAGCTCAGACGAGCTTGCGGTCGCCGCGCTTGATTTCGGCTTCGCGTGCCTCGATCAGCTCATCGGCGATGGTCACTGCGGGGCGCGGCTCGACCGTGACGTCGTTCCGCTTGATCTCGGCCTCGCGGACCTCGACCAGCCGCGGGTCGAGGTAGATACCGCTGTCGGAAGCAGCCGCCTGCTTGGCGGGCTCGTTCAGCGGCTCAGCGTCAGCCCTCCGCCGGGCGGCCATCAGGTGGCGTTGGTGTACTCGACGAAGGCGGCAACGTCGTTGACCAGCCAGCCGTACTCCGCCTCAGCCCGGATGGCGACGAGGTTGTTCTCCCACAGAGACGTCAGCTCGCCGTTGATGGTGACGGTGGCCTCGGTCGAGACGTCGTAGGTGATGCCACCGACGACGCCCCATGCGGCCTGGGTCCAGTCGCCACCGAAGCCGACCGTGGTGCCAGCGGCGACACCCTCGCCGACGAAAGCGGGGCGGCCCAGGATGCGACCGGCGCGGACGGTGGCTGCGGTCTCGGTCAAAGGAGAGTCGATGAACAGCGGACGCCCGGTGGTGTCGACGGCGGCGTTGAACAGCGGCTCGGTGACGGAGTCGAAGGCGAACCCGGTGAGGCGCTTCTTGGCGTTGACGAGAAGCGCCAGCCCCGAGTTGATGTCCGTGTGGACACTGCCAGCAGCCGCAGTGGCGGTGCCCAGTTCGACCGTCTTCGTCGTCTGCGCGATGAAGGTCGTGAACGGCGTCGAGGTGCCGTGCAGTGCTGCGGAATCGAACGCCAGCGCGAACGCCTCAGCGACGTCCTGGCGGTAGATGTTGATGTAGTTGCCCGGGTTGGCGCGGACGACCTCAGCCGACACGACCGTGATCGCAGCCAGCTTCTTGGGGGTCATGGTCTTGAGCGCCATCGAACCCTTGGTGGCGGGCTTCTGTCCCGCCTCGGCCACCCACCCGGCCTGGGGCTTGGAAGTGACGACCGGGATCTCGACACCGTTGGCGCCAAGCGGAACCTGACGAGCGAGCTGCTGAGCGACAGACGCCTGCCGCGCCTGCTCGAAGATGGGGCCGGCCTGGTTGGGGCTGAGGAAACCGGAGAAGTCTCCGGTGACGGTCGCGGCGGTGGTCGCCATAGGAAACGTCTCCTAGTTTGGAGGTGTACTCGGCATCACGTGATGCCGAGCTTTCGCTTGAGTGCCTGCTCGATGCCGTCCCCGTTGAGCGCCATGGGCGCGCCGCGGGAACCGAGGTCCGCGTCCCCGACAGGGCGAGGATTCGCAGATGGCACGGGAATGAGCCGGGCCACCGCCGCAGCGATGCCGTCCACGTCGGGCTCGCCGTCATCGGTGACGTACTTGGCGAGGTTGATGTCGTCCAGTACGGCCGCAGCGTCGTAGGAGCTGTTCAGCCGGGCCGCCGCAGCGACGAACTCGGCTCGAGCGAGCCGCTGTCCGTACTGGGTAACCGCCGCGGTCCTGCCGCGAGCTTCGGCTTCGGCGACTGCACGTTCGGACTCGGTCATGGCTGCCATGCGCGCCTTCTCGGCGGCCCTGGCTGCCTCGGTGGACTCGCTGGCCTTCGTGCGGTACTTCGCGTTCTCCTTACGGAGAGCCTCGACGTACTCGCGGGTGAAGGTCTCGGGCTCAGACGCCACGGCCGGCTCAACCGTCGGGGCTTCTGTGATGGCTTCGGACATGGGCCCTCCAGGGGCTTGGTGCGGGGTTTTCCAGCCGCCCACCAGGGGCGAAAGATCAAGCAGCGGGAGCCGGCGGGGCCGTCTCAACGCTGTTCACTGACGCTGCCTGCAGCAGCCCGGAAGCGGCCATAGCGGCGTTGAGAGTGAGCCCATCGGAAGCGACGAGTTCGCGCGCCAGGGCCATCCGCGCACGCACATCGGCGGTAGCGGTGAGCGCGGCAGCCTCCGCGGCGCGAGCCTTGATCGCGGCCCGCTCGACGGGGGACAGCCCGACGATCTCCTGAGCTGCCTCGGTGTCGTAGATGCCCTCCTGATGGCCCTTGACCGCGGCATCCATCGTCTGCGCGATCGCCGGTGTGGCCGCCTCACGCCAGGCGACCTGCATCCGCGAGTAGTCCTGCGGCAGATCAGCCAGACGCACGCCGTCGCGGGCCGCTACAGCGAGCCGCATGGCCCGCACGTAGGCAGCGCCCCACGCGGTCTGCTTCTCCTGCGCACGCAGGATCAGCGTGGTCTCAGCGGCGCGACGGGCCTCGGCCGACGCCGGGTTCGTGGTGTTCAGCCCCAGGTCATCTGGCGGCAGGCCACCGATGGCAGCGAGCGACGCGGTGAGCATGTTGATGCCGGCGATGAATCCGTCGAGCGTCGCCTCCGGGAACTGGCCGAAGTTGACGCCCTGGCCGGCCAGCCACGTCTTGCCCTTGGTCGCCTGGTCCCAGTACGCCGCAGCCTCGGCCTGCAGGCGTTCACGGTCGGGGCCATCCGTGGCGATCTGGATGCCCGTCGCGTACCGCCGCGGGGTCGTATAGAACTCGGCCGTGACGAGCAGGTCGGTGGCGAGCTTGTTGATGCCGTCCGCGATAGGGGCGATCGAAGCCAGTTCGGATCGGCCAGTGCGGTTCAACAGCCGGCCCTTGTTCACAATCGGAACGACAGGGACTGCCCCGAGCGGGTTGGGCAAGACCTGATCCACGATGTAGCGAGGCGCCAGGCCGTCGACCGGAGTTTCATTGGAGACGTACCGCACGATGCGGTCACGTAGGTACAGCGTCGCGCAGGAGCGGCCACCGTCCACCCAGCGCTTTAAAGCGGCGCGGACAGTGCTACCGACCGCGTCGTATTCCACGGCAACCTGATGGGCGGACTCGACCGAGATCGTCGGCGTCAGCGGGTCGTCCGGGTTACCCCAGACGGCGAGGTACGCGGCGCCGTGCACCAGCGTGTCGATGTGTGCCAGATGGGACTCGCCAGGCATCTCGTTGGCCGTCCAGATGCGCCACAGCTCGTCGTCGGTCGAGCCACCCTGACCGAGGCGGAACCCCTCGACGTGCAGTCGGCGGGCCACGCTGTCGACGATCACCTCAGGCCAGTTGATGACCAGCGGCGTCAATCGGGCGCCGACCTGCGCGCGGATCTCGGGGGCCATAAACGCCAGCGGCTGATCCCCCGAGTAGTACCGGTCCACCCGGTCGTACTCACGGTTCGCGGCTGACAGCTTCTCCGACAGCGCCTGAACCAGCGGCAGGTTGGGATCAACCACATCCACCGAGTACAGGGCTGGACTGGTCAAGGCAGAGACACCATCCATCCACTGTTAGTCGGGGCAGTCGTCAAGCCGTGCATTGCCAGCGCCACCGCGCGCAGCGGGGAGATGTCCGTAGTTCCGCGGGCATCGAGCACGCGGGTATCACCGGAGGTCTTCCACCGTGCCGCGCGCACCGACGTAGCAAGCTCTTTCTCCGCGTCGCCGTAGTGCCGCACCGAGCCCGCCAGAACGGCGTCAGACAGCGCGTTGTGCGCCTTCGCCTGCTCCGCCCCCGACAGGCGCTCTGCGTCGACCACAAGCCCGTCAGAGGCCGTATCGCTCAGAACGCGCCCACCCCAGCGAGATCGCAGCTCAGCGACACGATCAGCCACCCAGGTCGCATCAGGGCGATAGTCAGCCACCGACACCTGCACCGACCCATCCGGTCGGCGCCACGCGGTGCCGATAGCGGCCCACGAACGATCCGGGGCAGTCGCAACCGCGAACGTCCGCGGCGACAGACGCTCGGCCTGAGGGTCCACCAAGGAAGCCCAGCGCGCCGGGTCTATCGCACCTGTAGCCGCATCATCCCAGATCCCGAGATGCTCACGAGCGAAGCCATCTTCCGACAGGTCCTCAAGCTCGTCCTCAAGAAAAGCCGTGGACATGCGAAAGCCAAGGCCCGGGTTCGCCTTCGCCCACTGCTGCGGATCCCGCACGTCAGCCCCGGACTCGCAGCCCCATTCGAAGTAGGCCAGCCGAGGCGCGCCCTCGCGGCCACGCTTTACGATCCGCCACAACGCCGCGGAATCGGGAGTGCCGGCCGACGAGGTGAACCACACCTGCGGGTTCTTCCGAGCCGCCAGCGTCGGCATCATCGCGTCCAACGCCTGCTCCGGCAGCAGCATCGCCTCATCAAGGATCAGCAGATCCGCCGAGAAACCACGGCCAGCACCAGAGATGGTGCGCGCCTTGAACTTCAAGCGGTTGCCGTTGCGCAGGATGATCGCTTCTTTGCCGTTCGCAGTAGGCGTCGCGGCAACATGCTTAGCAAGATCCGGGTTGCCGTCGATCAGCGTCCGCATCCGCAGAAAGTGCTCCTGCGACGTGTCGAACTTGTGGGCGCTGTGAATGATCAGCTTCGTGTTCAGCACGAACAGGTGAAAGAGCTCCAGCGCCTCGAGCACCGAACCCTTCCCGTTCTGCCTGGGCACCAGGAGACCCACCCGCGAAGCAGCCCACTTGCCGCCCTGTGCCATCCCCAACGACTCGCGCAGCACCATCTGCTGCCACGGGTCCAGATGCAGGCCGGCCTTCGCAGCGAACGCCACAGCCTTATCGCCCAGCGACACCGTGTACGGCGGAACCGACTTGATCCGGGGCTCCTGCTGCCCCAACACCAACGGCTCAGCGACCGCAGTCACTGCACCAGCCGCAGCATCGCCTCGACCTCAGCCCCAGCCGTCTCCACCGAATCGGCTGCAGCGTCCGGTACGGGCAAGTCAGCGAGCGTCGCCAGCACATCGGCCAGCTGCTTTGCCAACGGAGCCTTGTGCACCACCTGGCGATCCGAGAGGCCCTCGATGGACGCCGCCAGATCGTCCCTGAGCGCCTCCAACTGCGCCCGGTAGGTACCCGAGCGGACAGCAGACGACAAGCCCTCAACGTCCACGTCGATCACCCTCCGTAAGACCCCTCAGCCTCGGGGAGAGAAAAGCAACAC